AAACAATCTATAAAAAACAATCAATCGACCGTGATGATGCTATCGATATCGGTCAACAATTGAACGTTGCTGCTTTCTTTAACCAAGAAATGCGAATCAAGTTGAATGACGAAGTCGCTCAAGCAATCATGGTAACCGATGGACGTGCTACTGGTGACGCCGCTAAGATTAAAGAAGACAAGATCCGCCCTATCAGTAAGGATGACGACTTCTACACAATCAAAGCAACTTACAACCCAGACATGCTTCTCGACTTGTTCGAAACTGTTGCCAATGAGAAAACTAAGATGCTTGGTTCAGGAACTCCATCACTTTACGTGAATCCATTGTTCTTGACTAAACTTCGTTTCCTCCGCAATAAGAATGAGCAATGGGTATTTGGTGGTCAACAACCTGCTACTAAAGAATACCTCGCATCACTATTCGGCGTTGCTGAAATCGTTGAAACTAACTTCTTGAAACCTGATGAAATGATCATGGTTAACCTTGCTGACTACCAAATCGGTACTAACAAGGGTGGTGAAGTTAACACATTCGAACACTTCGATATCGACTACAACAAACAGAAATACTTGATTGAAACTCGTCTTTCAGGTGCGCTTGTTCGTGCTAAAGCTGCGGTTTACTTCAAACCTGCTGCTAAAGGTGGTCGTCCAGCAGAAGCTGCTGCATCTGGAACAGAATCAACTCGAGTAGGTGGATAATGAAATATTCTGGTAATGCTGGTTTTCGATTGAAAGATGTTGAAGTCGAACCAGATGTTTATGAACCAAAATTGGTTGTTAAACGAGTGCGCGGAGATGTGATCAGTTCTAGATACCGACGCGATCAAAATGGCGACAAATCTACTATTGACAACATCCGCATTACCAACCAAATTTCATTAGTTGCCGATCAATTCTTCATGAAGCATATTTCAAATTTGCTTTATATGGAATACCAAGGGGTGAAATGGAAAGTCGAAAGTTTCGATGTAAGTAGAGCCCCTAGAGTTATTGTGGATTTAGGAGGAGTTTATAATGAGCAAGAGAATGCTTATCCGGGACGTTCTGATGAAAGCAATTCAGAAGTCTAATGAGGATTATAAACTCTTTTATAATCCAGTAAGTAACACAAATCTCACATATCCTTGTATCTTATACAAAAGATCTGCTGTGAGACAAAGACATGCTGACAACATCCGATATCATACTCATGAGAGTTATCAGATTACGGTTATTGATAAGCGTGTCGAATCGCCTGTTATAGACGTACTTCTCGAGGAACAATATTGTGTTTACGAGAATGAGTTTATAGTAGACAATATGCATCATACAATTTTAAAGATTAACACAGGAGGATTAGCTAATGGCTAAACTTAAGTTTGACGAACTTGGAAAACGTTTTTATGAAACTGGTGTGTCCGAAGCGGTGTTGTTCCCACAAGACCCATCAGGTACATACCCTAAAGGTATCGCTTGGAACGGTATCACTGCTGCTAACGAATCTCCTTCAGGAGCTGAAGCAAACGACCAATACGCAGACAACATCAAATACTTGTCTCTTACTGGTGCTGAAAACTTTGAAGGTACTATCGAAGCATTCAGCTCTCCAGAAGAGTTCGACGAATGTGATGGTATGAAATCAATCGTTAAAGGTGCTGTTGCTCACCAACAAAACCGTCGCCCATTTGGATTCGCATTCAAATCAATCCTTGGTAACGATACCAAAGGTAACGAATACGGATACAAACTTCACTTGTGGTACGGTTGTAAAGCTGCTCCATCAGAACGTTCACACGCTACTGTAAATGACAGCCCAGAACCACAAAACCCATCATGGTCAATTTCTTCAACTCCAGTAGTTGTTCCTGGCCACAAACCAACTTCAGTAATCACAATTGATTCTACTCAAGTTGAAGCGACTAAGATGCAAAAAGTATTGGACGCTGTATATGGTACAGATGATGCTGAACCATATCTTCCATTGCCAGAAAAAGTAATCGAATTGCTTACTTAATAAAGGGTTAAATTAAAAGGAGGTATTTACTCATATGTTAAAAGAAAACGTTAAATATTTGGACTTCGACGGCGTTGAACAAACTGAAACTTTGTATTTCAATATCAACCGTATGGAATTGATCGCTATGCAAGCTCGCTATGGTAAAGAAGATATGGCTAAGTATATCGAACGAATCGTGCAAGAACAAGACTTTGCTAAGATTCATGATTTGCTTAACGATATCATCTTGACTGCCTACGGTAAGAAATCTGAAGATGGTAAACGATTCCTTAAGAGCGAAGAAATCAAGGAAGAATTCCGCACATCATTGGCTTATGAAGCACTTGTTGAAAGCTTCTTTGACGATGAAGGAGCAACTCTTGGTAAATTCGTTCAAGGAATTACATCAACAATTCGTGGATTAGAATCAGCAGCTGCACCTGCAGCACAATAATGGGATGGCGGTATTTTTTACCGCTCTTCCTTTTTATTTTAAATTTTTTGAGGTGTGTATATCATGGATCCGGAGTTTTTAACTATACAATTAGACGATATAGAATATTGGGATGACCTAAAAGAGGAATTTGTAATTACAGAAGGCGCTAAGTGCACGTTTCGATATACTTTAAAAAATCTAGATAAGTGGGAATCAAAGCATCTTAAAAGATTCATAGATAACTCCGATGATATAACTAATGATGAAATGCTTGATTTCATAGTAACTATGTGCGACGAAGATATTGATCCTAACCTATTATCTGTATCTAACTATGAACAAATAGTTGAGTATATTAAAAAGACTCCGTCCGCTACTACTCTTCCACCAGAGAAAGGTAGTGCTAAGGGAGTGGCGCAACGTAAAAAGATATATACGTCTGAGATAATTTATGCTATGATGGCTTTGAACCATATCCCCTTCGATTGGGAAAATCGAAATTTAAATAAATTAATTATGCTTCTGAATTGCGTAGGTTCATTACAAGAGCCTCCTAAGAAAATGACCAAGGCCGAAATCATGGAAGAGCAACGTGCCACTATCATGAAACGACGTGAGGAAGAACGCAGAAGAAGGGGGAATAAATGATCGATCCAACTATCATAATTCATTCCGATGATGTAATCCAACATTTTGGAACCAAAGGCATGAAATGGGGGGTCAGAAAAGCTCAGGTTATTGTTGGTAGACAAAGAGGTATTCCTCGACAGAATATTAAAACCCCTACCAAGTTAACTAGCGAAGTTAAATCTAAAGTTCTACTTAAAAAGATTTGGCCGAATTTGATCGTCTTAGCAAAATATATAACTCCCCAAGACCGAAGAATGGAAGTAAAAAACTGAAAGCGTGGGGCGATGCATACGAGCGCGCCGCTAAGTTGACTGAAAAAGGCGCTGACGATTTCGATAATCGAATGGTTAAAGCCTACGAGAAGTTGACTGGAAGGAATGCTATAAAAGATTATAATTCGTCTAGAAAGGAGTTATAGTATATGATTTTAATCGACAATGACACAATACTTCATACGGATAATTCATCAGACATAATCCAACACTTTGGTACAAAGGGTATGAAGTGGGGTGTTCGTAAAAACTATATGAGCGATAAGCATGCTCTTAAAAAGAAATATAAGCAATCACTCAGAAAGTCTAAAGAACTCAAAACAAGTTATAAGGAAGAGATGAAAGCTAAATGAGAATAACAACTAGCGGATCTTTTAATAACTTAGAAAAGTATCTAAAGAAAGATAGACGAGTATCTATGGATTCTTTAGGTAAAGCTATTGTTGAAGCTTTACGATCTGCAACTCCTTCGAAGTCGGGTAAAACCGCTAACTCATGGGGGTACAGAATTAATAAAACTGGTCGTGGCGAAGAGTTGGAGATATTTAATACCAATATTAACAAGGGTGTCAATATTGCTATAATCATTCACTATGGCCACGGTACAGGTACGGGAGGTTATGTTCCACCCCATCCGTATATTATTAAAGCTATTGATTCAGCATACAAATCTGCGATCAATAAGGTTTTAAATGACTATCTTAAATGAAAGGAGTCCTTATGGATACTTCTATTATAATTCACTCAGATGATGTGATCCAACACTTTGGTATAAAAGGAATGAAATGGGGGCAAAGAAAACAATTTTATGAAAAAAAAAGTTATTCTAAAAACCCACTCAAAAGTAAAGGTACGTATTCTTTTCGGGACATAGGCAGGGTTCGTAAAAAACTTGGAATGACCCGGTTAGGTATGTATAAACCAGAAAACTCTAAACTATGGAATTCTGAAATGAATAAGCTTGTAGCTATTCGTGACGAAATACGTAAGATAGATAATTCGAGAAAATATAATTATGCTCCGACAGAATATTCTAAATATCTAAAAGGTAAAGAACTTAAAGAATATCGACGTCGTGAAAAATTCGATCGAAAAAAAGAAAATAGGCATACTCAATCACTATCATTATCCAAATTTAATAAATGGGTTGAAAATAGTAACCGACTTGATAAACTAACAGAGATTGGTATGAATAATAGATATTCTGATCTTATAAAGAAATATGAGAATTATTAACAGGAGGTAATTAATGGCCGGATATGTTGACGAAAAAGTCGCCAAGGTAACCCTGGATAATAAAGGCTTTACCAAAAACGCACAAGATACGATTTCTGCATTGGATAAGATGAAACAAGCTTTCGCTAAAATCAATGGTGGGAACGCGTCTAAGAACGTTGCCAAAGAGATGAACGCTATCCCTGACGCAATTTCAAATTCAACATCAAAATCCCAAGGCCTATTATCTCGTCTCAAAGGTATATTTACTCGTAGTACAGAAGGCATTAACATGACTGGTGCTGCGAAATCAATCGATCAGATGAATACTGATGTTGCGAATAGAACTTCTAAGACATCTAGTATTCTCTCCCGGTTGAAGGGTATATTCCAGAAGGCAGATAATCACCAGGGATTTCCAAATTCCGTTAAATCGATTGACGGATTAAATGCTAAAGCATCTGGTATCAACCTAAATCCACTCACCGGTGCATTTTCTAGAGCAGCAGATTCTGTTAAAGGATCACTTAATGCTATGGACATTGCTATGGGTATTGTCATGGGTAACATGATGCAGAAAGCCATCAACTTCGGTTCTCAATTCTTCAGAGGGCCTGTAGATGGTTTAAACGAGTATAAAGAAAAGCTTGGATCTGTACAGACAATCATGACGAATACAGAATGGGAAATTCCAGATCAAACTACTCGTATGCGTAAGACTTCTAAAGTATTAGAAGACTTGAACGAATACGCTGACCAAACCATTTACTCATTTAAAGACATGACTAAGAACATCGGTACGTTTACTGCGGCCGGTGTAGGTTTGGAAGATTCTGCAACTGCGATCAAGGGTATTTCCAACTTGGCCGCTGCATCAGGATCAAACACCCAACAAGCATCTATGGCAATGTATCAATTATCACAAGCATTGGCTTC